GTAAATATTACCAAAACATTAGTTCTGCTGATACTCAAGGATTAGTTGGAGGTAACTATACTACAGCTTTCAATATATTAGCTAATAAAGATGATTTTAAATACAACATCATCTCAGCTCCAGGATTGTATCAAGCAGATTATAGTTCAGTATTAAACACTTTAATTTCAAACACTGAAAATAGAGGTGATAATATAGTAGTATTAGATCTTGAAGCATATGCTTCTTCAATCACAGCTACTACAACTACAGCAGCAAGTTTAGATACTTCATACGCAGCATCATATTGGCCTTGGTGTATGGTAACTGATCCAGATTCAGGACAAAGAGTTTGGGTTCCAGCTTCAACATTAATCCCAGGTGTATATGCTAATAATGATAGAACAGCAGAAGCTTGGTTCGCACCTGCAGGTATTAATAGAGGTGGATTAGGAACAGTAATCCAAGCAGAAAGAAAATTAACTCAAGCAAATAGAGATAGTTTATATACAGGAAAAGTTAACCCAATCGCTACATTCCCAGGAAGAGGAGTTGTAGTATTTGGACAGAAAACATTACAAAATCAAGCAAGTGCTTTAGATAGAGTAAATGTTAGAAGATTGTTAATTGCCCTTAAGAATTATATTTCACAAATATCTGATAACTTAGTATTTGAACAAAATACAGCAGCTACAAGAAATATATTCTTAAGCCAAGTTAACCCATATTTGGAGTCAGTACAACAAAGACAAGGTTTATACGCGTTTAAAGTTGTAATGAACGAATCAAATAACGGACCTGACGTAATTGATAGAAACGAATTAAGAGGTGCGATATACATCCAACCAACTAAAACGGCTGAATTCATTTACTTAGATTTCAATATTCTTCCAACAGGAGCTGAATTCCCTGCATAAGAATTAGAAAGTATAATATTTATAATTGAATAAAAAAATTAAATAAGACATAAAATGGCAGTATTAGACCCAAACGAAATATTTTTCACAGCTTTTGAACCAAAAGTAGCTAATAGATTTATCATGTATGTTGATGGTTTCCCATCTTATATAATTAAAGGTATTAGTGGAATTGGATTCTCGCAAGATGAAATTGTATTAAACCACATTAACACTTATAGAAAAGTAAAAGGTAAATTAAGATGGAATGACATCACAATGCAGTTATTTGATCCAATCACTCCTTCAGGTGCTCAAGCAGTAATGGAGTGGGTAAGATTACATCATGAATCTGTAACTGGTAGAGATGGTTATTCAGATTTCTATAAGAAAGATTTAACTATTGATGTATTAGGTCCTGTAGGGGATGTAGTTTCAGAATGGATAATCAAAGGTGCATTCATCAAAGACGGGTCATTTGCTGATATGAACTGGGATACCGATAATGAAGCTCAAAACATCGATCTTACAATCGGAATGGATTACTGCGTGTTAAATTTCTAAAAAGAAATTACATATTTTTTAAAAATAGCTTGGCTTCGGTCAAGCTTTTTTTTACATTAGATATGTATACACGATAACAAAGTTATAACTAAATAAATTTTATATGAGCGAAGTTACAACAAATAAGGAAGTTTCGACTCCTAAAGAGGAACCTACATTTAATTTTCCTACAGAAGAAGTTGAATTACCGTCAAAAGGATTAGTTTATCCTGAAGATTCTCCATTAGCTAGTGGTAAAATTGTCATGAAATATATGACAGCTAAAGAAGAAGACATTATTACAAATCAAAACTATATTCAAAAAGGTACAGCTATTAACCATTTATTAGATGCACTTATAGTAACCCCAGGAATAAAACAAGATGATTTAGTTACTGGTGATAAAAATGCTATATTAATTGCAGCTAGAATTTTAGGATATGGTTCTAATTATAAGTTTGAATATTTAGGTGATACAGTTGAAGTAGACTTATCTTCATTAGAGAATAAAGAAATAGATTATTCTTTAATTGAAGGTAGAACAAATGAATTCGAGTTTACTCTCCCTCACACTCAAACACCTATTACTTTTAGACTTTTAACAGGTAAAATTGAAAAACAAATTGATGCTGAGTTAAAAGGTTTAGCTAAAATCAATAAAGTTAAGTCTGCGGAAATGTCTACTAGAATGAAACACCTTATTGCTTCTGTAAATGGGGATTCTGATAGAAAAGCTGTTAGACAATTTGTAGATAATGCCTTGTTAGCTAGAGATGCTAAAGCTTTAAGAGATCATATAGCTAAAATTCAACCTGATATCGACATTAAGTTTGATTATGAAGACTATAATGGAGAAATCGTTGAAAGAGAAATTCCAATAACTTCAGGGTTTTTTTTCCCTGACCCCGAGTGAGGCGAGGGATTATAGAATAAATGTTTTTAACCAAATCCATGATATAGTATTTCATGGTAATGGTGGATTTGATTATATGACAATATATAATATGCCTTTATGGTTAAGAAGATTTACTTTTAATAGAATTCAAAAACATTTTGATGATGTAAATGCTCAACAATCAGGAACATCACCTAAAGATGCTGAGGGTATAAGAAGTATGCTTAAACAAGCCCAATCACAAGGAGCACCTCAACCAAAACAAAATAAACCTCAAGTTAAAGTCCCTGACTTTGTTACAAGTACTAGAAAGGCGTCACAAAAGTGATGCCTTTCAATATTTATAACAAAATTATTCTGCTAAATGGCTCAATCTGATGAAATAAAAAAACTTGTAGCTCAACTCCAACAATTAAGAAGAGAGTTTGGTGAAACTAGTCAATACAAATTAGTTTCAAAAACTGAAGTTGACCAAATTAAAGAGCTAAATCAACAGATTCTTGAATATAAGAATACCCTTGAGGAACTTGAAGGTAGTTGGGGAACTGTTAAAGGCATCATTGATGATGTACAACAGCAATTTGGTAAAGCCCAAGATGGTTTTAAAACAGCTTTAAGTTCATTTAATAGACTTCAATCTATAAGCACTAAATTTGAAGAAGATAAGTTAGGAATTCAAAGAATGACTGCTAAAGAACTTAAAAATAATGAAGTAGCTATTAAAAAAGAAATAAGAGTTCAAGAAGAGTCTTTAAAATTACTACTTAAAAAAGCAGGGTTTACCGGAGATATTACTAAATTGAACAATAAACAAATTGAACAATTAGAAAATCTTACTGATAATGAAAAAAATATGGTTAAAGAGCTTAAATCTGAAAATATTCAGAATAAAATGGCTCTTGATTTAGCCCGAGCAAGATTAGCAGAAGAAAGAGAAATAAATAAAACTTTAGGACTTACAGGAGCAGCTATAAAAGGAATAACAGGACTCCTTGGTAAAGTAGGTATATCAACTGAGTATTTTGAAGACATTGAAGAAAGCATGTATAACGCTGCTAAAAGTAGTGGCAGAATGGGTGCTTTTATGGCGGGTGTTGAAGGAATTGGTAAAGGGTTAAGAGAAGCTTTTAATGATCCAATTGTACCTTTAGGTTTACTTGGAAAAATGTTAACTTATCTTTATAAGTTAAATGGTAAACTTGCAGCTAAGAATGCTGCAGCGATGAAAGCTACAGGAGGGCTGTTTAATATAAATGAACTATCAAGCATGGCTTCTATGTCAGGGGCAATGCTTGAAGATTTAGGCAAATCCGCTGAAATGTTTAGAAAGGAATTAGGTTTTATTCCAGCAGCTACAGGGGAAATATTGCAAGATAGCTTTATGTTAGAGCAACTAGGATTTGGGGGACCTCAAATAAAAGGTATGCTCGGAGTAAGTAAAGATTTAGGAGTTGAATTAGGTGATATGCATAAAACAGTTGCTGGAGCTACAGCTGAATTTGAAGCTCAAACAGGATTTACTGTTGATACTTTAAATGCAATGGAAACCTTAGGAAATGCTAGTTCTGCTGTTAGATTTAATATGAAAGGCAGTGCCAATGAAATGATTAAAGCAGCTAATTTTGCCACTCTTTTAGGAATGAGTATGGATGAAATTGCTAACGCAGCTGAAAGTACTTTAGATTTTGAAAGTTCTATTCAAAAAGAAATGGAAGCTGAATTATTCTTAAATAAACAATTAAATTTAGATAAATATCGATATGCAGCTTTAACAGGGGATGCAGCAACACAAGCTGAAGAATTACAAAGATTAATAAAAGAAAATGGACCTGCATTAAAAGGTAATACTATGGCTCAACAAAAGTTTGCTGATGCCTTAGGAATAAGTAGAGAAGAATTAACAGCATCTCTTGAAAATATGGAACTTCAAGAGAAATTAGGTTTTAAATCTGAAAAATCTCAAAAAAGATTAAATGATTTAATGGCTCAAGGTCTTACTAAAGAAGAAGCTATTGCAAAAATGAAAGTAGAAGGAGCTGAAGGAATTGAAGCAGCTATTCAATCAGATTTAGAAGCTCAAAATGCTATGAAAAAATTAAAGGCTGATTTAGAAAAAACTTTATTACCTTTAGCTAAAACAGTTGCTGAAACATTCCAAAAAGTAGCTGGATTTGTTACAGAAGAAATAGTTCCTCTTTTAAATAAAAAAATATTTGGTAATTATACCGTTGGTTCTATTTTAGGAGCCGTTATTGGAGGTGGATTATTAGTTAAAGGATTAATGAATCTCTTTAATTTTAAACCTGTAATGAATGTTGGTATGATGAGAGTAGGAGCAATGTCAGGTGGTGGTATGGGACCTGGGGGTGGAGGTATGTACGGTGGTCCTGGTGGTAGAAAAGGTAGAGGTCCATTAACAAAATCAGGTAAACCTGATATGAGATATAAAGCTAACCGTAATAGAGGTGGAGGCAGAAGAAGATTTAGAGGTAGAGGTTTAGGAGGATTAGCTTTAGGTTTAGGAAGTATGCTTGGTATGAATATGTTAATGGGTGGGGGTGATACAGATGCTGCTTTAGGAATGACAGCTATGGATGCTGGAATGATGGGGGTAGATGCTGGTGCTGATATGCTTACAGGCAATAGTGCTGCAAGTAATGCTAATCCAAAACCCAAACCAAAACCAAAACCAAAACCAAAAGGTAATATGTTTACTAGAGGGTTAGGTAAAATAGGAAGTTTCTTAGGTGGAGCAAAAGATTTTGTTGTAGGAGGTGCTAAGAAAGTTTATAATGCAGGTAAAGGTGCAGTTAATTTTGTTGGTGATATAGCAGGACAAGCTAAAAAATGGTTAGGTGGAAAAATAAAAGGAATTTTCCCTAAAATATTAAAATACATTAAAAAACCTTTAAAAGGAGTTTTAACTAAAATCCCATTTGTAGGTGCTATACTTGAAATGTTATTTACAGGAATGGATGTAAATGCTATCGCTAAATCTCAAGATATGTCACCTCAAGAAATGTATTCTGAAGCTGGTAGATCAATAATTTCTGGTGGATTGGGATTAACAATGGGTTCATTAGCAGCTGCTGCAGTTTCTTCATTACAAGCAGTTGGAATCCCAGGTTGGTTAATTTCAGGTGCTGCTTATATGGGTGGTGATTATTTAGGTAGATTATTAGGAGATGCAATTTCTGATCATGTAGGGGGTCCTGCACTCGGTAAAGCTGTATTAGGTTTATTTGGAGCTGATAAAGGAGCAGATCAACCTACAATGATGGCAACTGGAGGTATAGTTACTGGTCCTGTTAATGCTATTGTAGGTGAAGCAGGAAATGAAGCAGTAATTCCATTAACTGAATTCTATGCACAATTTGATAGACTAATAGCAGCTGTTCAAGCTGGTGGTGATGTTTATTTAGATGGTGCTAAAGTAGGAAAGCAATTAGCTTTATCAACTTCTAAAATTGGTTAATATTTATAATAAAACAATAATTAAATAATTAATATTATGGCAAAACAATCAATAAAAAAACAATTTGATACCGATGGTTCAAGTTTAGCTTATCCTGTTTCTCCAGCTAGTCCTCAACCACTTGCTAGTGTTAATGATATAAATGGAATCCTCCATAATCAATATTCTAATATTGGAGATCCTAATAGTCCTAACCAAGCATATAATAATTTTGGAGCTGGTCAAAGTGGTTATAATGTACCAAGTACTTCACAATTAGGAGAAGCTACTGAAGCATATCAAAAACCAGAAAACAGATATGCAAATAATTTACCTGACGGAGCAGCAGGCATTTAATAAGTAAATATGCCCTTAATCAACTTCCAAACAGACTTAAAAAGTTTGGGCTATGGGAAGGATAAACGTGGAGGTGGTAAAAGTAAACAACCTTATGTTACTAAAGATATCCCTGATAGTCTAACTACTGATGACTTACCAGTAAGATCAGGTCCTGATTTTATTATTAGGGGTGGGTTAAAGTCTGTATCTAATGCTTTAGATGATGTAAGTAGATTAGCTCAAATGTTTATTGACACCCAAAACATTTCAGCAGGTTTAGGGTTTATAGTTAAACAAAACATATTATCTAGAACTTCAGTAAAAACTCCAGCTTCATTTGGTATAGGATATGCTGGTGGAACTGATAATTTTTCTTTTGATGATGATACTGCTGGGTTAAAAATTACAGGAGGGGGAAATATTAATCAAGGGGTTTATACCCCAATTTCAACATTAGCCCAAGCTTTAGGTAACGGATTAGGTCTTCATGCAAATTTATTAGGTATAGATCCCTTTTCCCCAATAAGTGGGGTAGTAGAAGGATCATTATTTGGAGGTGATTTAGGGTTAAACACTTACGAAGCAGCAACTAAAAAATTTAACGAAGAAGCATCTGGTAATAAATTAGTAATATTTTATGATCGAGCTAAAGAATCAGCTGGAAATGATAATCCAGATGTTAATTTATATTCTTATTCAGGAGGACCAGGAGCAGTTTTAGGAATAGGAAGAACTAATATTAGATTTGCTGATCAAAGAACAGGAGAAAATAATGTTGAAGGAAAAGGGATTGTAAATGGAACTTACCAAGTAGGACAAAATAATAGAGGACCTGTAAGTGATGTAACTGGGTCATTTACATTTGATGCAGCAGGTAGAAGTACAGAAAATGCTACAAGAGCATATTATCAAACATTTTTTGATCAATTATTTGGAATTGGTGGGTTTGGAAAATTAGGATTAAATGGTGCAATTCAAATGGGTCCTAGTGGTCCTTATCAAAATTTCACTACTACCCCTCAATCAGGTTCTATTAATAATTTTGATGTATTATACAAAAATAATTCTAGAACTTATACTCAACAACAACTTATTGTACAGGAAAATGTAGTTGAAGGGTCTAATGCAGGTTTATATCCAACAGATTTTAGAAGATCATTATATACAGCCTCAGTTGGTAATATTCAACCACCAACAGACAATCCATCAGCCCCATTAACAGGTGGTACTCAAATTTCTACAGTATTATCAGTTGCCCCAGATTATAGAAGTAAAAATAAAGATGTTAGATTAAATCAAGGTCAACCTGGAAAAACTTCAGGAAGAATAAGAGACAAAGATGGTCAACCTAATAAAAATGTTTGGAATTATGGAATTGCTGCTAATGAATTAGAAGCATTAGATAAAATTACAGCACAACCTATGTATAGTAGTGCTGGCCCTGATACAAAATTAGCTATAAATGATTTATGTAAATTTAGAATAGCAGCTATTAATAATGATAACCCTAGCCAAGCAGTTTATATGCATTTCAGAGCATTTTTAGATAGTTTTTCTGATTCATATAATGCCTCGTGGAATCCTGTACAATATGTAGGTAGAGGAGAACCTCTTTACAATTATGGAGGATTTGGGAGAACTATTACTATGGGATTTACTGCTGCAGCACAATCAAAAGCTGAACTTATTCCAATGTATAAAAAATTAAATTATTTAGCATCTACATTAGCTCCTGATTATACTGAAGCTGGATTTATGAGAGGTAATTTAGTTAGATTAACAGTAGGAGGTTATTTATATGAGCAACCTGGGTTTATAACATCTTTAACTTATGACATACCTCAAGAAACAACTTGGGAAATAGGATTAACAGCTGAAGGAGGTGCAGATCAAAGTGTTAAAGAATTACCACATATGATTAAAGTAAGTAGTCTTCAATTTACACCAATTCACAACTTCTTATCTCAGAAACCAAATAACGCAAATAACCCAACATCTAAGTACATAGCATTATCAAATGGTATAACTACTAATTATAATGATGAGTATAAACCTTATCAAGCTAGTGGAGATGGTGATTCAAATGCATCAAATGATATATTAGGAGAATAATGAATAGATACGCATCCATAAAAAAATTGAAAAACACCAACGAATTTGTTGGAACCCCAGGAACTTTATATTATACTAATGTAACATATCCTGAAGTCCCAGTAAATGAAAATGATATTTGGGTTGAAACTGAATTTGCTGATAGATTAGATTTATTAGCTAATCAATTTTATGGGGATGTTAGTTTATATTGGGTGATTGCAATAGCTAACCCAGATAAAGTTAATATGGGGTCTTTATTTTTAACTGAAGGTTCACAAATAAGAATTCCATCAAATGTGGTACAAATAGTAGATAGTTATAATTTATTAAATAAGTAATGTTATGGCAAATAATTTTCTGGGTTTACCATTTAGTGATTGGGTAAAAAACCAAATCAATAAAAGACAAGAAATCTTAGGAAAGAATTCTAACTTATCTACAAAAGATCTTCAATACTATAATACTAAAGCCCCATTTTTAAGAATGGCAAGTTCAGTAGATGTAACTAAAAATGGAGTTGATGGGATTGAATTAAGGGATAGCATCTATAAAAAACTTAACAATTATTTACCTAATGAAGACTTATTTGCAGTTGATAAGTTAGCTAGAAATTGTATGCTCCAAGGAGGGGTAATAGATGTAAATGATCCTTCTGATGGTCAAGCTTTAACTACAACAGGTTTAAAAAGTGGATTAAATAAAGGTGGTGATAGTGGAGTATTTACAGGTGCTTATGGATGGGGGGGTCTTGTTGAAAAAGGATTTGTACCTATGCCCGGAATTATAGGTGCTGATGTACAATATTATGGAGATGGGGCTTTATATAAAGCTGTTGTTAACATAAAATGTTTTTCAAAAGCACAATTTAATCTTATTGATATTTTATATTTGAGATTAGGTTATACTGTATTATTAGAATTTGGATGGAGTCAATATTTAGATACTAATGGGGGAACTAATGAACTTCAAAACTTTACATCATTTTCAACAGATCCTCTTAGAGAATTATTCGATGGGAATAGTGATCAATTTAAAATGCATGCTTCTATTGCAAGAACAAAACAAAAATATAGTGGAAATTATGATGCTGTATATGGAAAAATAAGTAATTTTAATTGGAAATTTAATAATGATGGTAGTTACGATTGTACTTTAACAATTACTGGAATGGGGGATTTAATTGAATCCTTAAAAGTAAATCTTACTAATCCAGGTACTAATTTAACACCAGTTGTTAAATCAGCATCATCGGTAGAAAAAGCAATTGATACTGTATTAGGGCAGGGTGATAAAGAAGAGTTACCTCTTGTAGCTAACGCTTCAAAAACAGTAATAAATGAGTTTTTATATAAAACATATTTTTCTCAATTTTCTGTACAAAGTCCAACAGGGGTAATTAATGAAGCTAATGTAAAATTAACTGACTTAACTCTTAATAACTTTAGAAGTGAAGCTGGGGAATCCCCTAAATCTATAACTTATAAAAATTCTGTACTATCTGTAACAGGAGTTGAAATAGATCAAGGTTTAAATCCTATATCACCTCAATGTTATATTAAATATGGAACATTTTTAGCTTTTATACAAGCTAATCTTCTTTTATATGATAAAAAATCAGATACTCCTGTGGTAGTATTTGATATGGATTTAGAAAATATAGATGAAGATGAAAATGTTATTTTAAGAGTCCCAGGACAATTTTCAGCTGATCCTAGAGTATGTTTAGTACCTTATAGTAATATAAATGGAGATGAACCAGTAAATATATTAGTAAGTCAAATTAATGAAAAATTAAAAACAACAAAATATTTTTATGATACTTATTTAGGTAGACTATCTAATATTTTTATAAATGTTAACCATATAGCACAAGTATTAGATTCAAATATAGGTGATCCTGAAACAGGAGCAATTTCATTATTGTCTTTATTAAAATCACTTAATAAAAGTATTATAAATTCTTTAGGGGGAATTAATTCATTTGAAGTAAAACTATCAGATGATATGTCAAAAATAAGATTTATTGAAGAAATACCTCAAAGATTTTCTGAACAACCCCAACAATCAGAATATACAAGGTTTAATATTTTTGGTGTTAAACCTAATGTAGAAGGAAGTTTTGTAAGGGATGTAAGTTTAAATGCTGAAACTTCGGGTGATATAGCTTCTTTAATTGTAATAGGATCCCAAGTTAATTCTAATCAAATTTCTGCTAATGCAACTGCTTTTGGAAATTATAGTGCAGGACTTGTTGATAGAGTAGTTCCCGATAAACAATCATTTTCTCCTGATCCTAAAAAAGATGATAATGAAGAAGTTCCTAAAACTATTAAATCAAATTTTGAAACTAATATTCAACGTAAAGGAGATGAAAATCAACAAAGTTTATTTTCTTTAGTATATAACCAAGGAAAATGGACTAGTGAAAATATTGAACCTTTTTCAAGCCATAATAAAACCCATGCTTCTTTAATTTTAGGAGAATTAACCACTCCAGGTAAAGATGCAGCCCAACTTCCAGCTCCATTCTTTTTACCATTTAAATTTAATATGACTATAGATGGCCTTTCAGGAATGAAACTATATGAGAAATTTTTAATAACTGATAATGTTTTACCTCCTTCTTACGATGAGGAAAGTGTTGATTTGCAAATAAGAGGGATAAATCATTCTATTAATTCTGATGCTTGGACTACTACAATTGAAGCATTTTCGGTTCCAGCTTCAAAAGATTTAGGTGCTGTTAAAAGACCAGCTCAATTAGTATCAGAAGATACTACCCAATATGGTAGTGGAGGTGGTGGTGGTGGAGCAAAAGCATTTTCTGATACTCCACCTCCAGAATCTGCTAACCCATTAGCAGTTGAAAGATTTGAAGCTATGCAAAAATCATATAATGGTGTATTTGGTAGAGATGGAGCTGTAAGTGGTATGTGTGCCCAATGGAGTTATAATTTAGCAGTTAATTATGTAGAATTTTTACAAGGTAGATCATTATCTAATCCAAAATTAAGAGCTGGGGGTAATGCTAACCAAAATAATGAATTCTTTAATAATTTAACTAAATTAGGATATACTAAAACAGTATCTACAGGTCTTAGTAGAGCTCAAGTTTCTAATAAATTATCAACAACAACTTGGGGGTATGGTGATGTTGTAGTTTATTACGCAAATGATGGTGATGTAAATGCTTCTCATAGAAAATACGGACACGCTCAAATTTATGTAGGATCAATAAATAGTGTTGGGTGGTCAACTTCAACTGCAGACAATTATGGAACCTCATTTGTTTATAGAAGTAGACCTAGTAATAATTGGGACTTTTTAATATTTAGAGCCCCAGAAGAATAAGATAATGTATACACCTAAAAATAGAATATTAACTAATCAAGTTACTAGAAATAATAAGCTAGTAATAAAATCTACCCAGGAATTTTATAATGGGTTTTACCATAAACTTTATAATGGTAAAATGTATACTGGAAAAACTCCTAATGATCCTCCTATTCAAGAATTAGAAGAAGTAGTTCCAACAGATCAAGGATTTACTCCTAACTTACCCCAAACAGAATTAGCATACACAGACGCTCCTACAATTTTTGATTCACTAGATACTCCTGGTTATAGTGAAGAAATGGTAATAACTTATGCTAATCTTCAAGGTATAGATTTAAATAAACCCCAAAGAAAATTTTTACCTTATTCTTTTTATCCAAATCCTACAGAAGAAGATTATGAAATAGGAATGTTTACAAGATATTTCTGTTATAAAATAAATGAATTATCTTATATTGAGTTAAATAAAGAAGTATATGATGCTTTAGTAAACCAAGATAGTAAATATCAATGGGAGTTATATTCTGCTTTTAAAATTCCATGGACTTTAATAGGAGATAAAGATTATGTTAGAACAACTAATAGGAATGTAGTTTTAATTGCTGAAAAAGATAATAAAATAACAAGACTAGGAAAATTCTTAAGAGATGATTATACTAAATTTTGTAAATCTTAATTTGGTATATTAATCCCCCCTTCTTATATTAAAAATAAAAGTTATGTTTTGGTTAGTAGAATCTAAAGACCAATTAAATAGGTTTTGTAACTCTAATTATAAAGAGGCATTTGTAGAGATAATTCCCTACAATAATTGGATTCACCCTAGTCAAAATAGTGTTTGTGCTGTTTACATCCGTCCGTTATTAGCAACTAAAGGTTTTGTTTTGCCTATTACGCATAGCGAAACACAAAATGTTAATATAAACGATGTAAAACACATATTATCACAATATGATACATTGTATGTGCGTGATAAAAAGGAGTTTTTACATTATTTTGTATTTAAAACTCTCTTTGACATTACACTAAACTCGCATACGTATATACGACAGTACACACCCACCCACTCCTATTTTTATAATAAAATGGGAGAAAAAAAAGATGTAAATCGCATTATTCCTATAGTAAAACACTATGAATATTGTGAAAATATGTTTAATGATCTTAAAGAAAGAATAAATGAGCCAATCAATGAATTTAACAACAACAAAACCACAGTGGTTTTCAACGCCTTGGAGCGAAGTGGAATACGAGTTGATAGAAAGCAATTTGAAGAGAAATTTCACTTACTCGATTCCGATTTTACATACAGTCAATACAACTTCAAAACCCTTACAGGAAGACCAAGTAACAAATTTAGAGGAGTAAATTATGCCGCGCTTAATAAAGACAACGGAGACAGAGAGTGTTTTATCGCTCGTAATAGTAGTCTTGTTGAGTTCGACATTAGCGCTTATCATCCTACTTTGTTGGCTAAGTTGGTGGGTTATGATTTTGGTGATCAAGACATTCACATGGCCTTTGCGGAAATGTATGGAGTGGATTATAAAAAAGCAAAGGAATTAACATTTAAACAACTATACGGAGGAGTATTCGAGCAGTATAAAGATCTGGAATTTTTTAAGAAAGTTCAAGTATATACTGACGATTTGTGGGATAAATTTCAAAATGAAGGTTACATTGAATGTCCTATTTCTAAACATCGTTTTAATAGAGATGAATTAGAAGATATGAAACCCCAAAAATTATTGAATTATTTACTCCAAAATTTGGAGACATCTTATAATGTTTGTATATTATGGGACATTATAAAATTATTAAAAAACCGTGAAACTGAGCTAGTATTATACACTTACGATAGTTTTCTTTTCGATTTTAGTAAAAAAGAAAAAGAGTTATATAATGAAATCGTAAGTTTATTTAAAAAATATAAATTACAGATAAAAGTCAATTATGGAGACACTTACAATTTCAAATAGATCTGCTAATATGTATAAAGTAGACGACTTCCAGGAGTTAGGAAACTTAAACATAGCAGATTTGAATAATAAATTATTTTGCACATTTACTACTTTAGAAGAGTTAGAGGGGTTATTAAGTAAAATTACTTCCAACTATGCTATAATGTATAATAAAATATTCGTATTGCATATTAAGAGCAATGACGAATATGTTTGTACTTATAACATAGAACAGGGTAATACTAATGGCCTCCCTTCAAATACTATAATGGTGCACCGAAAAAAAGACACTAATACATTATATACTATAAATGCTTTAAATGAATTAATTAAAAGACTTAATGGTGGTGTAGTAGATACTAAATTTCCAATTGATTGGCAACATTATAGAAATACAATTTTACTAACTCAACATGATGAGTTAAAACAATTGAAAACAAAAATTCACAAGATCATTGAACTTTAGTTTGGTGGTATGAGATAAAGTTCTTATATTAACACAGTTATTAAATTTAAAAAAAGTTATAAACATGGATTTAGACGCGATTAAAAAACGTCTTGGCGAAATGCAAAGCCAAGCAAACAACTCAGGTGGTAACAGTAAAAATCTTTTCTGGAAACCATCAGTAGGTAAACAAGTAGTTAGGGTTGTACCTAACAAATACAACAAACAATTCCCTTTTACAGAAATGAAATTTTACTACGGAATTGGTAGTAAGAGAGTAATGGCTTCTCCTTCAAATTGGGGTGAGAAAGATCCTATTATGGAATTTGCAAAACAACTTCGTCAAACTAATGATAAAGAAAATTGGAGGTTGGCTAAGAAATTAGACCCAAAAACTCGTATTTTTGCTCCAATTGTAGTTAGAGGTGAAGAATCAGAAGGAGTTAAATTGTGGCAATTTGGTAAGGAAGTATATCAAGATTTCTTAAATATGGCTGCTGATGACGAAATTGGTGATTACACTGATGTTGCTGGAGGTAGAGATATTAAATTGAATACTGTAGGACCTGAGTCAACAGGTACTCCTTACAATAAAACATCAGTAGGACCTTCATTGAAAACATCTGCACTTTCAGATGATGAAAATGTAGTAAATACTTTGTTAAATGAGCAAGCAGATCCTATGAAAGTATTTAAACCACTTTCTTATGATGAAATGAAAGAATCACTTCAAGAGTGGTTAGCTCCTGAAGGTGAAGAATCAGAAGGTGCTATTATTTCAGAACCTGCTGTTGCATTTGACAGTGATGAAAAAAAGTCTAATTATTCTTTAGATACTACAGCTCCAACTATTAAAAAGTCAAAAGCAGATCAGTTTGATGATTTGTTTAGCGATGACAAAACAGACGATTTACCGTTTTAATTAATAGTATATGGCTAGAAAGAAAAAATCATTATCGGAGGCAGTCTCCTCAGAAATTAAGGCAAATTTTAATTTAGAAAGTTTTAAAAATAAAAAAGGTTTAACTTCTAAAGCTAAATTTAAAGAACAAGAATGGATCCCACTTTCTGATGCTTATCAAGAAATAACATCAGTTCCTGGGATTCCAATGGGGCATATTGTTTTACTTAGAGGTCATTCAGACACAGGTAAAACAACTGCTCTACTTGAAGCTGCTGTGTCTGCTCAAAAACGTAAAGTACTTCCAGTATTCATTATCACAGAGATGAAATGGAATTGGGAGCATGCTATACAAATGGGATTAGAAGTAAATGAAGTTGTAGATGAAGAAACAGGTGAAATTTTAGATTACACTGGTAATTTTATTTATACAGATAGAGAAAGTATTAATTCTATTGAAGATGTAGCTGGGTTTATTTTAGATTTAATTGACGAACAAAAGAAAGGTAATTTACCTTATGATCTTTTATTCCTATGGGATTCAATAGGATCAGTACCTTGTGAAATGTCGATTAAATCAAATAAAAACAATAATGAGTGGAATGCTGGTGCTATGTCTACTCAATTTGGTAATAACGTAAATCAACGTATTGT